ATTAACCCAACGTCACGTGAGCATGTTGCTTCGTCATATCCAAAGAATGGATATTCTCTTTCCAAGAACTTAATAACTTCAGTCTTGATAAATGAGTTCATGCTGTATAGTGTATTTCTAGCAGTCTGTAAACCAGCTTCTTCAGCAGTAAAGACTGGGGTTGTTATTTCGTCAAGATCAATTAACAAATTGGCAACACTTCTAACAGTGTAATATGTGCTGCTTGTTGAAAACTTTAATGCATCGCCTATATTTGGCTTCTTAATAAGTTTGTCAATTTTAAATTGGTTAGTTGACGGTTGTGAAACAACCCTACCTACATAAAGAGTTTCACTTACACCATTAGATTTTAGTGCATAGTTTCCAAAACTGCTGTTGCTGTTCGTTATAGAGCAGAAACCACCGGCTTCACAAAGGAATGCAACATCACAGCATATAGTAAAAATACTAACCAATTGTGTGTTACCACGGTTTAGCATGTGTACACCAATACCACCCTGGTTGTATTGTGTAAATGCATCAGCAACCATACTGCGTAGTCCAGTTGTATGGGCTCCGTCAACTCTCATACCAGTACCAGTTGTTGTAATGCTTGTGCAGTTTTGAACGTATGGTGACTGTGTTATAAAACCAGCTGAACCGTCTGGTGGAAATGCAACTGCTGCACTTGGTGCTAGATGATCTTTAACAGTTATGTGTGTTATATATGAACCATTGTATACCCAGAACATGTCTTGTGTTCTGTTTATGGGCCTCACGGTAACAGTTCTTAAGTTGTCACCAACTATACTGACCCTTGCAGGAACACGCACTGGATTGTTTATAGAATAGTTTCCACTCTTAACATAAATTGTTATTGGGCGTTCTTCTTCTGGAGTTTGGATTGCTCGTAATGCTGCAACTATCTGTAAAGCTGCGTCTATAGTTTTAAATGGTTCAGATAGTGTAGTACCATCGTTTAGATCATTTCCACTGTCGTCTGAAACATAATAAACGTTTGCAACTCTATCAGCCAATCCGATTTCTCTGATAGTGGGAGTTCCGTTATCTCTTTTAAAATATATCTTACCATCGTAATTGTTTACATATAGTTCAGATAGTTCAACGTCACCAACAGTAGGAATAAATTCTGGTAAACTAGTATTTTTTAACAGTATTGTACTGTTTTGCACTGTTCCATTTTGGAAAAGTGACGATTCTATTGCACTACCTGGTAGTACTTGTAGATTACCAGTAACATACAAACTATTTTGTATATTTGTTGTACCAGTACCAGCACCTATGCTTATGAGTGTTGCAGCCCCAAACGCATTTACTATTTCAGCAGTATCGTTAAAAACATTTATTGAAACTTTTGTAGTGTCTAGGTTGTTTTTAAAAACAGTATCAGTACTAGTAATCTCAATTACGTTTGTACCATTAATATTTATAGAAACATTATCTGCGCCATCACCTGCTGATATAGACTTTGCAACAACCTGTGTAGTTCCCTCTGGTGTAGGAGAAACTATTTTGTTTTGCCAGTTATATTTGTGATATGCGTTAACATAATCAATTAACAGTTTTGCATTTACGAGTGCGTCATCGTCAATTGGGTATGTTAAGTTATTACTTGCTGATGGGTTAGGTGTAATTTCAGAACCAGTGTAATTAAACACCTGTTTCTCATAATCAACAGTACCAGTTACTGTAACTATTCCAGTACCTTTACCTAACAGTACAAGTGAGTCGTTATTGTTTGTAGAAATATTATTTGTGAAAATACCTACTAAGTCACCTGTTGTGTTTGATAAAACAAACGCACCAGTTGAGTCAGTAAGTGAATTTTGTGAATCCAACCATTCTTTGCTTTCGTCAAAAAACAGTTGAGCATCAGGAAGTGTTCCACGATCAATTATCAATCCTGCTGTAACAAGGGATACACCTGGTCCAGTTTCTCCCTTGTTAAGCAGTATTGTGTTGTCTTCAATTTCTAAATCTTGAGAACTTATGTTTGTTGAGCTACCATAAACGGTCAAGTTACCAGAAATAACTACTGACCCAGTAGTACCAGGGTTGAGTGTTATTACTCCACCCTGCTTAACTAGTAGTTGATATTCGTCTACACTATAGCGTTCAATTTTGGTAGTCATTTTAATTCCTTAAAAATTAGATAGCAGTTAGCACTATGTAATCGTTTGAAGAATCGTTCTCAAGATGCCAAGTGTATCTGTTTCCAGCAAAGTCAGTTGCAACACGCTTTGTTATCTTTCTAATGTTTACAGATGAACCACTATTTGAGCCAACGTAGCCCCATAGTCTCATTTCATTTGCTGCATTAGGAGTGCTGTCTTGCAAAACACATGTTTTATATGCTGATGTGGTGCCAATGTCACCTACACTGCAAACTCTAAATGTTTTTGCGCCACGCTGTTTAAGAATAACACCGTCAGTTTGTAGAGTTGAACCATCATAAAATTCAACTCTTACACCAGTATTTGAAACTGATGTACCAATTACGTCAACACCGTTGACATCTTTACGTAGAGGGCGTCCCATTTTTTTCTCCTTTGACGTTCTAGGTCATACGCTGGGTAGCGTAAGTTCATAACGAACATTATATGACATAGTATTTATCAATTTGCAGAGAATAATAAAAAACGCTGTCAATTCTTTGACAGCGTTGCAATTAGTTCATATCTTTCTAGTTTTTTTATTAGTTGAGTCGCCTCTTGTTCTATTTCATCAGCCTTGACTAATATATGAGGCTTTTTGTGTATTTGATACTGCCTATTTAGAGACATGTACTCTATATTCATTTTTTCTAGAGTTTTTTGTATCTTACATAACTGTGGAGCATATCCAGGATGCTCCTTACGCCAAGTCGTTAAAAGTTTAATGTAACTGTTTATCATGGCATTTATGTGTAACGGTGGAAGGGTGAGAAGGATTGTGCAACTGGCAACTTACGATGTGCAAAACACAAACTGCATTGACTGTAAATTTCCAACGAACAAAGTGCATCTTAACTCAATAAGTTCTAATAGGCGCTGGAGCACACAGTTTAATAGTTTACCATACAAGTAAGCTTTATGACAAGATCTTTCGGATCTTAAAAATCCAACTCTATCCCCTTACCAACCGGGTAGTTTGCTCACGGCATAACCGTGAGCTCTACTACCAAATTACAGCAGACCTTCAGTTTTAAGAAGTTCAACTGAAGATTCAGAAAGTTCAATGTCCGTACGGACGTTTAGTTCAAGAAGTTTGTCTTGAATTGCAAGTTTCTGCTTCTTAAGAAGAGCCAACTTTTCCTTGAACGTAACCAGTTCATCAGCATTAAAGATGTTAGTCATAACCAAATCTTCCCTACCGTAATAGTCTTCAGTTCGGCCTTTAATTTTGCCCAACTTACCAACAATTACTTCCTGACTCATTGAAGGTTCAAGTTTTGCCAAACGTGTATAAAAGACAATGTCCTTTTCCAGTCTAGCAACATCGCCCAACATAGTGTTGATCCCACTAACATGATTAGCAGCAGACACACTACCACGAATTTCGTAAAGAGCATCCATTAGCCCGCTACGACGGCCAAGATTAGCAGTCATGCGACCAGAAGCAAGAGTCAGCTTTTCAGCAGGATTTTCAAATTCGTTAATCTTAATGTCGGTGCTTAAATCCAACGCTGCAATTACTTCATTAATTGCAGCTTGTAGAGCGTTTGCTTTACGTAGTGAAAGTTTCATCTATGTTCCCTCGTGCTTTGTTACTTAACTTAAACACAACATAACATATACGACAAACTAGTCAAGAAAAAAATAGGGCCCGTAGGCCCTATTCTTTCATATTGTAAACAATATTAGCTGAAGCTTAGGTTTGCAGTAGTGATTGCAACCTTGCCTAGGTAGTCAGCTGCGTTACCCAAGCTGCTTGCAGTGTTAGTCAATTCAACATAACCATAACGAGTCATAAAGCTTACGACTGGTTCGAATGTTGATGGATCAAGAACAACACCGCTGCTCATCAATGGGATGTATGGGCAGTAGAACGCTGCTGCGTCTGATTCAGTTGAACCCTTGTAGCCGATTAGAACGTCGTCTGAAGTTGCATATGTGTTAACATATACCTTCATTGCGTTGTTCAATGTACCAACAAACTTGGTGTTAGTTGGTGCTTCAAAAGTACCTTCAGTAGTACGAGCAAATGCTGAAGTAGTTGCGCTCTGGAGGATAGTAAGAGCAGTTGGTGAAACAACAGCCCAGTTACCTGCTCCACGGCGAGTACGCTGTGCGATCAAGTTTGAAACTTTGTTGATCTGAACAGCTAGAGCAGCATGTTCGTCACCAACAAAAGTTGCAGTACCTGAAACTGAACTTTGATCATAAGTTTCAGCAGCAGTGCCAGCTAGAACGCTTAGGCTACCAAGAATTTCCTGGTCGATTTCAGCAGTAATTTCTTGTGCAAGAGCTGCCATGATTTCTGCTTCAACATCGATACCGTGTTGTGCTTGTGCGTCTTGAGCAGCTTCAAAAGTCCAGCGAGCAGATAGCTTGCGGCTTCTTGCTTCAACTGTTTGCTTCAAGATTTGGATGCTCATGCGCTTACCAGCCTGACCTTCAAGCGCAGCAGTTGCGTTAGGGCCAGTTGAGTTGTAAGTTGAAGCATTGCCAGCACCTGAATAGCCTTCAGCTATTTTGAATGGGCTTAGAGCTTCTTCACCAGCAGTTACACCAGTTCCACTGCTAGTCATGCCGTCAGCATAACGCACACGTAGAGTATGGATCTGTGCAATTGGACCAGTCATAGGTTGAACACCTACTAGTTCGTTTGCAATAACTGTTGGCATAACACGGCGGATAACTGGAAGTATCACGCGGTTTAGGGTTGCGATATTACCAGCAGAAGTAGCACCAGCAGTTGCACTTTCTGAAAGATACTTACGAGTATTTTCCAAAGTAGTAGCCATGACTGCTTTCTTGTTGCCTTGTAGGCCTTCAAGAAGGGCGGTTTTTGTCTCCTGCCAGCGACTTTCTAATAGTTCTGACATTTTTTATCTCCTTAGTTTAATCCTGCTAGACGTTTGATGTCTATTACGTTGTTGTCAGCGGTTGGTTGGGTGTGGGTCTCACGGTTGCCTGTAATTTCTTTGCCTTCTTTAAGAGTTGCCTTTTGCTTTGCTGGAGATTTACCGTCTATAACTGCCGGTAGGTACTTCTCAAAAGCAGAGTTTAGTCTGCTAGTTTGAACTGATTCCAGTAAGTCTTTCATAATTTCTTTTTGATCCCGAGCCAACGGAGCCAAAAGTTCGTTTAATTTCTTTTCACGACTAACTGACTCAACTAGGCGCTGGTTTTCAGCAGCCTTTGATTCAGCTAGTTGCTTTGCTTTTACAGCAAGTGCTTTTGCTTCTGAAAGCTGACGATCTTTAGCATCGATAACTTTCATCAACTTGACCGTTTCACTCTTCTCATTCAAGTGGCTGTTCATGTATTCAGCAGCAAATGATTCGAATAGTCTACGACCAAAATCGTTTTGACGGGCTTGACTGATGTCTTCTTTTAGTTGTGAAATCTCAGTCTTGAGACCCTTTTCAACAGTTTCAGCAACAAGTGCAGAACTGCGCTTAATAAATTGCTCTTTTACGAGAGCTAAGTGTGATTTTGCTTCACGTACTAAACGTACTTTTGTTTCAGCTAGGTCACGCTTGTCGTCTTGGAACTCGGCAATTTCTTTTGCAAGCTGCTCAACAATGAAGTCCTCAAGAACAGCAAACTTAGTTGCCATTGATTTTTGGTCTTCATGTAGTTCGTTAACTTCCTTCTTTAGAGTTTCAAGTACAAACTTGCTCATTAAATCGTTGTTTTCACGCATTGCAATAGCAAATTTTGCTTTTGCTTCTGCAAGTTGCTTACGATCTTCATGCAACTCTGCCATTTCGGTAGCAAGTCTTTCTTCTAGCATTTCTGCTACACTTTCTGCCATAATGGTTTTGTCATGTTCATACTTTTTTGCAAACTCTTCGCGAAGTTCAGCTGTGGCTGCTATACGGTTTTCTTTAACCTTTGCATTCCAAGCCTCCTGAAGTTCACTACGCATTTGCTCCGAAATCACGTTGCTTTCAAATAGTGATTTTAGTGCATCCAACATTTCTTTCTCCTCGTTATTGGAGACCGCTTATTATTTTTAATAAGCTCTCTTTTAAGTATTTTTGTGCCTTAGGGTCGCCTTGTACTTCTCTTGCAATATTCATTGCTCGATATCCGCCTCTCATATTCATAATATGCTCGTAAACTGGAGTTGGATAGGCGCCTGGCGCGCTTGGTTGTGCTACAACATCTACAGTAATTATTTCGAAATCGCTAACATTGCCACTACCATCTTCAGATACGTTTCCACTACCCCGAGAGGAGACTCCTAGTTTAACTCCGCTTTCCAACATTGTTTTAACTAGGTTTCCCATCGGGGTAGGTAGGATTTTCAACTTACCATAGCCGTTTGGTCCATCCATCCACATTTCTGTAATCATATGGCTTACACGGTCGAGGTTAATGTTAAGTCCATCTGGATGATCTACTTCGCCAAGAACACTATAACCACCGGCTATTTGTTCGTTGAGAGAGTTGACAGCCCTACCAATTTCGCTTACAGGATACACACGCTGATTCGCGTTGCGTACACCGCCCTGGATGCAAATCCCTTTCATGTAAAGATTCTTACCCTCGTCGGCAGACTCAACTACCATTCTAGCCTGGTCATAACTGAGGTTCTCTCGTAAGTAGTTCATCTATCTGTCCCTATTTCTGCCTTACTTCGCTCTTTTAGGAGCACCGTTTAACATGCTTCCTGCGCTCTTATCAGCAGTCTCACCTGCGCCTTTTTTCTCAGCGCCGTGGCCCTTAGCAACTGCACTTAGCTTAGTTGCATTCTTTGCACCAGGAACGTTTACGTTCTTAGTGTTCATATCCTTTGGGGTACCTTTGAAAACACCGTTTCCTTTTAGTTGGCCCTTGTTAGCTTCTACACCCTTTTCACCAGTCTTTGATGCTAGGATGTTTGCAGTTGTACCGCCCATGTCGTTCTTGCTTGCAACTAGTGACTTGGTGTTTGCACCGTTGTCACCCATCTTAGCAGGAGCAACTTTTTCTACGTACTCGCGCATTTCTTCACCAGCAGTTTTCTTTTTCTTGTCGTCTGCTTTCTTTTTGTCTTCAGCTTTCTTAGCTTCAAAAGCAAATGCTTCTTTTTCTTCTTCGTCGTCACCAGCTTCGTCGTCAGCTTCTTCCTCGCCTTCGTCGTCGCCTTCGTCGTCGCCACCAAACATGTCGTCATGCTCTGGCTCATCTTCTTCACCAGCTAGTAGCTTTTCAAATTCTGCTTTAAGTGCTTCGAGTTCATCTTCCAAGCTGTCAACACGTGACTCAACGCCACCTTCGGCACCGTCTAGTCCATCCATGTCATCATCAGCACCAACGTCGCCCATCATGTCATCAGTTGCGTCGCCGCCCATGCCCATACCAGCGTCATCAGCTTCTGGTGCAAACTCGTCTAGACCGAACATTTCGTCTAGCTCTTCATCTTCTTCATCGTCCTCTTCTGATGCTTCTTCTAGATCTTCATCATCTTCTTCATCATCTTCTGATGCTTCTTCTAGATCTTCATCATCTTCTTGGTCTTCAGCTTCCAAGATGCTTTGATAAATCTCACGTGACTTTTCTACTACGATTTCGTGGAAAAGTTCTTCTGCTCCAGCGCGGTCTTCGTTAACCAAACGCTCTAGCATTTCTTCAAATTTACTACGATCAGTCATGTTAATCTCCTATTAGTTCAAGGCTGTCAGATATATTTACATTTTATTGAAAAAAAGTGTTTAAAATGCCCTGAAAATTGGCATTTTAATGGATAAATAGTTTTTCTAATGTAACTTTAGAAATTTTTCCCTTTCCATATGGAAAAGATTTTGTAATTCAGTAAGTTCTTTAGGTATGAAACTACCCTCCTCAACTATGCGGAAATATTTAGTATTTTTATTTTGTTTTATACAAGTTGCTGTTTGTTTAAGCCAATTGCCGTAATATGTTGCTCTGTCATTTACATTTTTATAATTTTTTGTACCAGCGTAAACATTATTAACATAGTCTTGATTTGGACCAGTACCAACATAATCAAATCCTAAAATATATATTTCATCATGTTTGTGTGAACTGGCTAAATGTAAAGCTGTTGGGCCGCTGCTCCAACCTAAACCTGGATTAAAGAGGTTAATACCGGAAATATTTTGTGTGATTTTATTTGGATTAGTCCAAACTTCATGCGTGTTGTGGTATTGTGCTTCTGTTATTTCAGTTATCATCTTAACATCAACTGCTATTAGATAGTCAACAGAAGCTTCGCGATATATCGCGTTGCATCCGTAAACAGTACCGTGCTTTTTAAGTTGTTCTACATTTATAAATGATCTACTACGACCATTGCCCAACACAAAGGCTTTTGACAAATTACATTCCTTGTTCAGGTTGTTGTGCTGCTAGTCCGTACATTGATTGTACTTGTGAAAGTTCTTTTGTTTTTTCTTTAGTATGCATATCATCTGCACGTCTTGCACGATTTATGTCACGCAAAGTTAGTCGTGTTTTACGAGTATCACCCATATCAACAACAGATTTGTCATCTTCAGGTGAGTATCTACCATCCTCAGCTGGTTCCATTGTTTCTTTATCAAGGTAATATAATTCACGTAATTGCATAATAATATTTATCTCAAACTTGTGTATCTAGTTGACCCGGGGCTGGTGCCCCTCCGGTATTTATTGGTGTAGTACCTTCAGCACTACCAGGGTCACCAGGCTCACCTTCAGTTTCTACATTGCCAAGGTCACTACTCAAGTCACTTCCACTTATACCAGCGTCACGCATTTGTTGACCACTGTCAACAGCATTGTTGTCCATATCGGAGTTTTCTTCCTGCCATAGACGTTCGTTTTCAGCCATTTCTTCTTCACTCAATCCTAGGAAACGTTTGAGAGCAAATCTATTTGAGATATAGGGTATGCTTGACATTTGTGTAAAGGTGCTTATTCTGTTATTATCAAGTTCAGCCTGACGATAACTTGCAAAGTTTTGTGGT